TTTATCTACTTCAATTTTACTGATAAAACTCTAAAGGAGACTTATTTGGAGAATTTTTCCATTTGACAATATAACCTAATAAATTTTGCATTTTCATAATTAAAGTTAAGAATTGACTATTATTTAATTTGTCAATGTCTGGTAATTGTTTCCTAATTTCACTTAATGGAGGGCCATTATACCAAGACTCTTCAAGTGAACCTGGATGCTTTACAATACCTTTGAGACTAATCTCTCCTGAACTCATATCATTTTCATCAACTTCAACTTCAATTTTCTTATAAAATACTAAAGGACTATTTCCTTCCAATCCTAACCACTTGATAACGTAACCTATTTCTGACTGATTAGAGAATAATGTATATCTAAATCCTCCTTTAGGTATGTCAGTCAATTTCTTATAAGGTTGAATACATACTTCTATATTAGGACCCTTATACCAGGGTTCTTCTAAATTACCAGGAAATATGACAAGACCTTCAGGTTTTAATTTATTTCTAAACTTTTTAACTTGCGATATATTTTTCACTTCTCTTTCCATGTTTAATTTTTCAAAGTAATTTTTATATTGTGAATCTGACATTCTACATAAATAGTGATTATTTTTAAACTCCATTGAAACTACATCAATGTAATTGGTTACATCCATTTCTAATCTGTTTTCTTCAGATATTAAAAGAATTAAGTTAGTTTCATAATGTCTACAAGCTATTGATAGTTCTTCAAAAGAAAACCAGTCTTTCGATCCTGTGCTTTGACATAATTCTAATAATTTCTTTTCATCAATGTCTTTGTCTAAAGATTGCATACTTTTGACTAATGAGTAAAAACCACATAATCCATCACCTTTGTTATCGATCACATTTGGTCTTAAAATATTAAATTTTTCTACAGTATTTATATTCTCATGTAGATCAGTGTAAATAGGTTTTTTAAGATTGTATATCTTATCTCCAATTTTACTACCATAAGAAATGTCATTTTCTTCAATCTTGCCTTCATGAGTCATTTTGTATAATCCTCCAAACTTATTCTTCATAAGTCTAGAAACTTCAAAATCCACTTCTTCATCATAATATTCGGCACTAACTTTGGGTGGTTTAAAACCTATTTTCCTTCTAAAACTGTATTCTTCTTCAAATTGATCTCTATTTAAAGACTTTTTGTTCATCACTTCAGGGCTTTTCTGTTTTATGAAATCTTTTAATGACTCTGAAGACAAATCATATGCTTCTTGAATTGTTCTGCATGAAAAAGGTCCATTATATTCTCCTTGAAAATCAAAAAGATAACATGCAACTAAAGACTTTGTTAAACATTTGATTGAAAAGTCAATTTCATCTAATAATAAGAATCTAATCCTTCTTAATCTGTTAAATTCTTCTTGATTTAATTTTAATATTTGTCTCCAAGAATAATAATGAGTAAAATGAGGATTCATCAATTTGCTAATTTCTTCATACTTAGCTTTTATTTTATTTTTAAAATCTAAAGATTTGTTAAACACATCCCTTGTTTCTTTATAAACAACTAAAGATTTATTATTATTGTGATCAT